AGCTGACGATGCTGACTTGTTTGGTGAAGACTACCGTGGTGGTGACTTCATTGACGTACTCCGAAACGCTAGCTCAGTAATGAGTGCTGGTGCTCGAGTCCTCAATGGATTGTCTGGCGACGTTCGCATTCCCAAGAAGTTGACCTCAGCTGCTGCTGGCTGGATTGGAACTGAAGGTGCTGCTGCTGCCGAGTCAGAAATGACCGTTGGCAACATCCAAATGGTTCCACGCACCCTTGGCGCATTTACGGATGCAACACGCCAATTAATGGTTCAGAGCTCAATGGATGTTGAGAACTTGATCCGTGACGACCTTGCACAAGCCATCGCTTTGGCGATTGACTTGTCTGCATTGGAAGGCTCTGGTTCATCAGGTCAGCCCACGGGTATCTTGAACACTTCTGGTGTTAACCAGGTAACTAACTTCGCGGCTGCTAACCCCACCTTCGCAGAAGTAGTAACTTTGGAAACTGCTGTAGCAGAAGACAATGCCCTCTCTGGTAACCTCGCTTACATCTTGCCTGCAAGTATGTACGGCGCGTTGAAGACCACTGAGAAGGCATCTGGCACTGCTCAGTTTGTTGCTGAACCTGGCGGGACGATTAACGGCTACCGTGCCATCGTATCTAATCAGGCTACTTCTGGAAATCTCTACTATGGGAACTTCAGTGATTGCTTGGTTGGCTTCTTTGGTGGAGTCGATATCAAGGTCGATCCGTACAGCTTGTCAACTTCAGGCGGTGTAAGAATCGTAGCATTGGCGATGATGGATATTGCAATCCGTCACGCTGTTAGTTTCGCATACGGTAATGACGGCGCTTAATAGTGACGCTTAATACAAGCAAATGGAAAGGGGCCCAATCGGGCCCCGATCCTCTTGGAGCTAAGATGAAGAAGTACGAAGTAATCAAAGGCTGTGTAATTAAAGGCAATGGTCACCAAACTGGAGACATTGTTGAATTAGAAGATTATGAGGTCAATCAGCTTATAGCGATTGGTCGCATTGCAGAGGTTAAGCAAGAGCCTAAGAAGGCGCAAAATCGTAGCGTTGGTTTGTCAGGCGACAAGCCCACCAAAAGAAAGGCGAAAGAAGAAACGCCTGTAGAGACTGTAGAGCCAGTAGAGCCGGTAGAGCAAAAAGAGGCTGAATAATGGCTGTAGAAACGGATGTCGAACGAGCGATTATGCTCGCTGACTTTGGTGAGTCAGTAACATACACACCGTCTGGTGGATCGGCATCTACTATTACCGGGATATTCGACAAGGAATACCAGGCAGTAGATACAGGCGGTGAGGTGGCATTTGCAGTAGAGCAGCCTCGTTTGGCGGTTAAAACGTCTGACGTGGCTAACGCTGCAGAGGGGGACTCTGTCGTTATAAGCGGAGTTAATTACATTGTAAGAGTCGTCATGAATGACGGCACAGGGCTGACAGACTTGGCCTTAGAGAAGCAATAATGGCTCACGCAAGAAAGACGATAAGAGACAGGATAGTAACTGATCTAACGGGCCTGGCTACCACAGGATCTAGAGTCTACAGATCAAGAGTTTATCCCCTGGCTGAGGCTAAGTTGCCCGGGCTTGCTGTTTACACTCTGAGCGAGCAGATTGATTACGCGACAATCGGCGCCTCTAGACTTCAGCAAAGAGTCTTGTCGGTGGTGGTAGAGATTTATGTCAAGGGAACGTCTAATTACGACGATCAGCTTGATCAGATATCGTTAGAGATTGAGGATGCTTTGTACGCAGACTTAACCTTAGACGGTCACGCCAAGGACCTGCAGATAACCAGGTTTGAAGCGGATTTTGCTGGCGAAGGGGATCAACCCCTGGCTTTCGCAAGAATGGCTGTGGATGTTATCTATCACACTAGTGAAAATGACCCGGAAACAACGCTATAATAATGGTGTTTTTAGGTTAAAATAGTTTTTATTTTAGGAGCTCGAAATGGCTACACATGCTGGACATACAGGCAGTATAAAAGCTGTCACATCAACAGACGGATCGGGTACTCCCGTAGCTGTTGCTGAGGTAAAAGATTGGTCTTTGGAAACCACTGCAAACCTAGCAGACGATACTGTTTTGGGTGACGCTTGGACTTCACAGAAGCTGACCACTAAAAGCTGGTCAACTACTTTGAATTGCATCTGGGACAACGAAGACCCAGCTCAAGACGATTTCGTAGAAGGCGGCACGGTTCAGGTCGAGCTATATCCTTACGGCGTAACGTCAGGCAATACTAAGTGGGACGGATTGGCTATTGTCGCATCTGTAAGCAAGAGTGCTGCAGCTGATGGTCTAGTAGAAGCTAGCTTTAACCTTACTGGTATTGGCGCACTAACACCTGGCACTGCATAATGGGCTCCTTAATTGACGCGGCGGTTGCTCATTTTAGCAATCAGGAGGTGCGATCAATGGAGGTCCCAGCTTGGGATGTCACAATATTCGCTAAGAATTTGTCTTTGTCAGATAAGGCCAAGTGGCTTGCTAGATCTAAAGACGATACCACGGATTACATGGTTTACGCCGTGATCTATGGTGCCGTCGATGAGAAAGGCGAGCCCTTGTTCGATATCAGCGACAAGCCAAAGCTTCGTAATAATGTTGACCCAGATGTTCTATCGTCTGTCGCAAACTTTGTGCTAAAGCTAGCAGCGGATAGCGAAGAGGAACGCGAAAAAAACTCCTAGATGGTCAAGGAGAGGTCACCGACCTGTACATGATGTACGAACTGGCAGACCACCTTGGCCAACCGTTAGACGTAGTATTACGAATGACGGTGTCGGAGTTTCAAACTTGGTTTACGTTCCTTAAACTAAAGGCAGACAAGTTAAAGGAAGCTACCAAAAATGTCAGGTAACGTAAACGTCTTTACAGCTACAGCGACGGACAATACAGGTTCGGCGTTTAAAAGCGTCCAAAACAACATCAAGAAAACCAACCAAGAGAGCCAAAAGCTAAACGGCTCTCTGCGGATGATGCGTGGCGGATTCGGTCAGCTTGGTCATCAGGTACAGGATGTGGCAGTCCAGCTACAGATGGGCCAGAGTCCGCTCATGGTCCTAACCCAACAGGGGGCCCAGGTAGCATCTCTATTCGGCCCTACGGGCGCCATCTTAGGTGCCGTTGGTGCAGTTGCTGGTGCTTTGGCGGGGGCATTTATTCCACAGTTGCTAAAGTCTGAGTCAGCTACGAGTAATCTAGAAAATACAGTTGGATCTTTAAGCTCCCTGTTTGAAACGGACGCTAAGACTGGGGTTATCGAATACGCAGGAAAGCTAAAGGAGCTTGGTCAAGTTTCAGAGACAGCTGCAGAAAATTTGCGGATGATGGCTGGCATTTCCGCTTTAAAGGACATGAAGGGCTATAGGCAGCAAATCCAGGGCGTTGCTTCTGATATAGAGTCTATACGATTTCAATTCGAGGTTGGAGGCGGAACAGAGGGGCTAGCAGACGCCGCTGAAAGTTTAGGCTTAACTACGACTGAATTTGTATTATTGGAAAGAGCGGCCAAGATGGCGGGCACAGAGCTCGACAAGGACAACGAGAAGTTTGCGGCGTTATTGAACACAATGATGCCTGAGAGGTTAGAAGATGTTAACGATGGATTCCTTGATTTAGTAACCAAGTTTTTTCGAGCTCATGGAGAGCTGGCAATACTGACCAAAGAAGTCGGTGATTTTAACAGCGCAGGATTGCCTGGTGCTGTAGCAGAATCTGTAACGGAGTTTGACAAACTTATAGAGCGAATAGAAAAGCTTAATGACAAGACACTTAAATTAAGTCCCGTGCAGCAACTGGCTCGGCAAATAAAAGGCAATAAAGAGCTTACTAGTGAGCAAAAGAGGCAGGCGCTTGAAAGGTTAACGGCCATAGAGTTGGTTCGGATAGAAAGCGATGCTGTAGACGCATTAACCAAAGCTAGGATAAAAGATGAGAGAGAGGCGGAAAAGGCTAGGAGGGAAAGAGAGCGTCAGCTGCAGACTGGTGTTTCTGCCGAGATTAAAGATACCAACGCTGCCAATTCAGAAAGAAAGAAAACAGAGAAGAAGCTAGAAGGAATGAGGACAGGATTCTTGTCTGAACTTGAGCTTATATCTCAGCAGGAGAATCAAAGGCTAACTTTTGTCAAAGGATTAGACGAGTCATTCTTCGATGCCACGCGTACCCGCGAAGACATGATTACTATGATTGAGCGAGATTCTGCACTACAGAGAATGAGAATCGCTGAAGAAGAGCAGGAAAAGAAACAGAAGATAGCGGAAGCTGGTCATGCGGTTATACAGAACGGCCTGCAACTAATGGCTTCTGGCTTCAAGGAAGGAACGGCTATTCAAAAGGCAGCGTTTGTCGCATATAAAGCATATGCAGCAAGCCAGGCAATTGTTTCGGCAGAGGTTGCAGCGGCTAACGCGCTGGCGTTCTTACCGCCTCCTGGAAATATTGCGTTCTCTAAATTTATCAGAGGAATGGGTTACGCGAGTGCCGCTATGATTATGGCTCAGACAGTCGCGTCATTTGAAGGAGGTGGTTTTACCGGCCGCGGCGCTAGATCGGGAGGCATGGACGGAAAGGGCGGTTTTATGGCGATGCTACATCCCAATGAAAAAATCACTGACATGCATAATGGTGGCGGCTCAGGGATTACAATCATAAACAATGTAGACGCTACCGGGGCAGGCCCAGAAGTAGACCAGAAGATCCGCACGGCTATGGAGAAAACAAGCAGAACAACCATACAAACGGTCAGGGACCTGGCTGGTAGAGGAAGGCTAGTATGACCCAGTTTATATTCCCTAACATAAACCCAACATCTAGCACCTGGGAGCTAGTCACCAACACCAGGGTGTTCCGGTCGCCTTTGACTAATGCTGTGCAGACAGCATCCCGTAAGGGCTCTCTCTGGAAGTGTACTATGCAGTACAACAATGTGTCGGGCGTTACAAAGGCGACTCTGCAAGCGTTTCTAAGCCGCCTCAACGGGCAAGAGCATAGGATGTTGTTGAGAGACTTTGCTTACTCTAGACGAGGCGCAGGAGCTGACTCTACTTTAGTCGCTGCAGCAAGTCAGTCAGGTACAGAAGTGTCATTGACAGGCGGCCCTGCCAGCGCACAAGGCTACATGAAATCAGGTGACTATCTAAGGATCGGCAATGAGCTTCATATGGTTGTCAGCGACTGGGATGCTGGCACTCAGACAGAGACAGATAGCTACAACACTGACTCAAGTGGAAATGTAACGGTCAATATAGCGCCACCGATTAGGAACACAACAGCTGCGAGCGCACCGTTCACAAACGCTGATGTTGTACCCCCTGTTCTGGGTGTATTCATTCTGGGAAACAATCCGTCATGGAGCAATGATGTCGGAGGTATTAGTAGCATCACTATAGAAGCTATGGAGGACGTTTTAGCATGAGCAGAGGGTTCTCACCAGCCGTAGCAGATGCGCTTGCTGCAGGGCATGTAAGGCTGCTGTCATTCGCCAAGCTAGAGTTTTCTAGTCAGACGTTATATGTACATAACGGAATCGGAGAATATACTTTCGACGGGCAGACCTGGCAGGGCTTAGGTGACCTGGCGACAATATCTGCCGTAGAGGAGGGGACAGACGTTTCGCCTTATTCTATAACCCTGACCTTGTCCTTACTTGATGCGACGCTGGCCGAGCAGGCGCTAGAAGAAAACTACTATATGCGCCCGGTGACAATATATCTCGGCGTATTGGATGAGGATGATGCGTTTGTTCAGGAGCCAAATCCAGCAAACACGCAGAATCCTGTGGCGTTATGGGCTGGTCATATGGACCAGATGGCTGTAAGCGTTGGGTCAGACCAGGGCGACATGATAACCATGACTTGCGAGTCGCAATTGTCCTTGCTGCAAAGAAGCCGAAACCTAATGTTCACTAATACCTGGCAGCAATCCAGATACAGCGGAGATAAGTTCTTTAACCTTCTGGCGTTTGTAGAAGGGGTGAAGGTCAACTGGAAAGGGAAAGGCAGCACAATAACGTCTGGCGATATAGATCTTGCCCAGCCGAGGGGACCAGGAAACTATAGGCATTAAGATGGCTTCGAAATTAGACGTATTAAGAGCTGCCAACAAGTGGAAGAAAAGACGGTTTGACTACGGCGATGCTGATTGCTGCCAGTGGGCAGGGTTTGTGGTAAAAGAATTAACCGGCGTAGATTATTTAGAGTCTTTTAACTATCAAGACGAGGCTGCAGCCTATAAAATAATAGAAGGCAATGGAAGCCTGAAGCATACGGTGTCGAGTGTTTTAGGGCCTCCAAGCAAGACGTTAAGCGACGGAGATCCATGCCTAGTAAGAATGTCTACTGGTGATTTGATGGGCATAAAGCTTGGTGACAAGATACTGTGCCTTTGTAAGAACGGTATCATCCAAATAGACAAAGAAAACCTAATATGCGGATGGAATAAATGCCGAATGCAATAATTACAGCAATAATGTTTGTGGGCAATCTGGTCATGACTGCCTTGCCAATGATAGAAGTGGTTTTTGGCATTAGCGGAACGACGTATTTTGTCACCGGCGCGCTCGCGATAACTGCTGGCGTTGTTGGTATGTCAAAGCTTATGGAAATGTCAATTCCAAGGCCAGACTCTAATTATGCTAGGCAAAAAACCGTAAGATCGACAACTGCTCCAGTTAAGCGAGTTTACGGTGAGTCTTTGATATCAGGTCCTGTAGCGTTTATGGGAGTTGGCGGTACAGGCAACCAGGACTTGTGGCATGTAATTGCTTTGACGGGTGATAAGTCAGAAGCAATCACAGACATTTACTTAGACAACATAATCATCCCTAACGCTGATATAAACAGCGGCAACGCTCTGGGTGGCGCTGTAAACGGCACTACCACTATCTTCAAGCCGATAGACTCGACCACCTTGGTCACAGTCTACAAGTACACTGGCGGTCAAACGGCAGTTAGCCAGCCTGTAGCTAATGAGTTCTTTAAATGGACCAGCGATCATGAAGGCCAGGGTCTTACCTACATTGCCACTAAGTTCTCATTCCCTGACAACGAAAAGATCGCAGAGATCTGGAACAAGTATAACCCGCAAGACATAAAGGCCCTGGTTAAGGGCATGGCGATATACGACCCGCGCAAAGACAGCACGTCGCCTGAGTATGATTCAAGCCTAGGAGTCTCTACACATAGGCTTTCAGACAGCACTACCTGGCAATGGTCAGACAACCCAGCCCTGTGCTTGGCTAACTACGTTATCGATGATCAGTTTGGAATGGGTGTTCCGTCCTCCGCAATAGATTGGGCCTCTGTCCACTCTTCAGCGGATTATTCAGATGCATTAGTATCTATCCCAAACTCGCAGACTCAGAAGAGATTCACCTGTAACGGCGTCCTGTACGGGACCGATAGTCACTCTCAGAACATAAACAAGATCCTGAGCTCTATGAACGGATCGCTTGTCTACTCTAGCGGCAAGTATGTAATGCAGGCCGGTCAGTATATAGAGCCAGAGTCAGACGCAATTCTTACTGATAACGATTTAAATGGCCCGATTAATATCACCGTGGCCAACACCCGGGATGACAGATTCAACACGATCAAGGGTACTCACTTTAACCCAGAAGATCTGCATAAGAAGGTCGCATTCCCAGAAGTTCAGTTGACAGACATAGCGACCAGGGACGCAGGAGAGGTCCTCTATAAGGAAGTAGAGCTTCCTATGACCAATGACGTATACATGTGTCAGCGGTTGACCTATCAAATGATTAACAGGTCTAACGACCAATTGTTAATCGAGTTCCCCTGCAATCTAAAAGCTCTACGTTACACAGTTGGAGACCGGGTAAAGATCACGCTTGATAAGTTTGCTGGGTCTGATCAAGACTCAATAAGCTTCAATCAAACACCTTTTGTCATCCTCGGATTTAACTTCTCGGCAGAAGGCGCAGTCACGCTAACCATGCTAAAAGACACCGAGGCAAACTATACAGACATGCCTGCTGGGAATTACTCGACAATTTCGTCTGACGGATCTATCACAGATGGATTCTCAGGGGTTCCTGCGCCAACAAACTTGGACTCAGTGGTTGATGGGCATTTCGTGCGGTTGACCTGGGATAACCCGGTCCCTAATACCACCTTTAACGATATTATCGTTTATCAGAGCAGCACTAGTAACTTTAGCGATTCGTCGATATTCCTTAGGACTAAGAATGACGCTATAACCTTTTCTTTGCCTACTAGCGCCTTGACTAAATATTACTGGGTTAGAGCCTCTTTGTATGACAACGAGGTTGCTGCCACGGATATCATTATCGGGCAGACGTACAGAATACGAAATCTAGGAACGACGAACTGGGTCACTTTGGGTGCGACAGCGCCTGTAAGCAATGGCGATACGTTCCTGGCTACCGCAAGCGGCACATCGTCATCTGGCACAGGTATAGCGACAGATGAGTCAGCAGTAAGTGCTGTAGTAGGGCCAGAGACCGTCACTACCACGGACCAGGTTGCTGATTCTGTTGAGTGGATTGATGTCGATGACTCTAACAGCTTGAGGCCGGCTAACAACGCTACGGTCGGAGCGACATTGGGAACTGACGTATACGACGGGCAGGCCCAGGCTTATGCTGTAGGTGATCTGCTTAACTCCAATGGGTTCTTCAGGTTTACCAGGACAAGTGCAGACGATAACGTGGATGCGCCTGCAAATGCTACTGCGTTTAATACAGCGTTTGGTAGAAACCCTACTGACGGCGATATTGTCGTTGTCACCAACACAACTTCTAGTCCAAACAAGCAAGCCGCCTATCAATACGACGGCAGCACGTTCGGCACAATATCTGGATTTTTCGCTGGTGATTTGATCATAGATGACACTATAACCGCGGCCGCTCTCAGTGTTGATGATCTTGGAGCTATTAATTCTAACCTGGGAACAATTACCGGCGGCACACTCAAAGGGGGAACGGTCCCTGATGCCGACGCAGCTCCGAGCGGTACGGAGTCAGGGTCTTTCTTTGACCTTACTGGCGGGAAGTTTGTAGTAGGCAACGCAACTAATAATATTTTATTTGATAGTTCCGCATTAACCGTAACAGGCACCGTAAACGCATCCGCTGGGGCATTCACGGGTGACGTTAGCACTGATTCAAAGTTTATCGCTGGAAGTGGGACTGCTACAACTGTATTGGACGGCAGCTCTTCAGCGCCCTACAGGATTTTTTCAGGCGCAGCAGTTGATGAATCAGAAAACGCAAGTTTTAAGGTGCTGCCTAACGGCTCAGTGTTTGCGAGCAATATTACAGTCTACGATGCTGACGGGAATATTCTGCTAGATCAAAGCGGCTTGGGTGCAGCCGCCTTGTCAGGGATATCGCTCGCAGGCGGGACCTTGGTAGATAAAGTTTCTGGGGTTCTATATGGCGATACTGATGAACTAATTTTAACGCTGGATGTTGCGGCGACTGTGACGGTGACGACAAAACTGCCGATATATAGTAACGCCAGTCAATACCTTTATTTCTACGGTTCTGGGGCATCAGAAGCGGCAGCGTTGTCCGACATCACGAACTCAATCTTTAATGTCATTTACAACCTCAAAACAGATGCAGGCTCATACGCAATAGCTGCAACCAAGCCAATATCTTTTACGAGTACAAGCTCAACCCCTAGTTCAACTCAAATTTATGTTGAGGCCAATTATATTGGCGGAGCTATACAAGAATACAGAACATCTCTGATGAACTCTGGTGGCGCTTTAGAGTATATCGCAAACTCTCTGGGAACCGGAGCGGATGCGTATGTGCTCACAAGTCATACTTTCACTAACCTAGCAGCTGGTGTTCACAAAATAAAATTGTCTTCAACTGTCACTGGGACGGGATCTCCTACCGCATTTGGTCAAGACTCTTCAGCTAGGCTTTACGAGGTTACGTCAGCAAGCGTTAATTTCGTTGAGAACCAGATTAACTCTTTTTCCAATGGATCTAATTTCAACACCAACAATATAGTGCTAACTGGTACAGGCGGAACTCGCTCAATATCTTGGAGGGATACAGACACCTCAATTGACGCATGGCGAATAGAAGCAGGCGTTGATACTAACGAGGCAGCTGCTACCAGCATGAGTTTCAAGGTAAACAATGGGGCTACAACGCCCATTTCGTTTATTGACAACGGAAACATTCTTATCACAGGTGATTTCTACACTGGCTCAGGGGCAGTTACGGCAGCAGCTGCAAACATTAGCGGAGACATTAACCTAAAAGCAGCAAATAGCGATGTAGGTATCAATTGGGTTGACTCTGACGACTCGGTAAGAGCGTGGAGCATGTACGCTAATCCAAATCAGCCGTCAACTTTGTATATAGAATACAACCCAGATGGCGCTGGCACTTCACCTGGATGGGCTTTTGTTGATAACGGAAATTTCCTCGCTGCTGGATCTATATATGCTGACGGCGCAGCCTCCAATTCTACGCAGTGGAAAACTGGTTACGACTATTCGCAGATAGGTCACTTGCCTTTGACTGGCGGGACTATCAGCCAGAATCTAACGATCACCGGAAACCTAACGGTGAACGGCACCACGACAACCGTCAACACCGACAACCTCACGGTCAAAGACAACAACATCACTCTGAACTATTCCACGGGTGATTCATCCAGCACCGCCAATAATAGTGGAATCACTATCCAAGATGCAGTGGATAGTACGACAGATGCTTCTATCCTATGGAAGACTGCGAGCGATACGTTTGAGTTTAGTCATGGGCTAACCAGCTCAGGGGCAATATCCGCCACTAGCTTTGAACTAAGCGGCATCTCGGTTATTGATTCTAGTCAAAACATTAACGCAGCAAGCATATCTACTGACGCAATAACAAGCGCAGGTGATATAACTCTAACCAGCACTACCACTTCATCCCCGTCAGTAAACTTCAACAGCAGCACAGCTACCGACCCTGATGTTGATATGGCGATTAAACTTGTAGGCGAAGAACTGCATTTCTACGAGCCTGAAGATACTAACAAGGTGCATTTTAAGATACTAGACGACACTGGTGTAGATGCGCCTTTTGGATATTGGGTAAACGGAACCAGAATGGCGGATGCAAGCCGCAATCTGACCGTTGGCACTATCTCTAGTGGTGCTATCTCTAGTGGTGCTATATCTAGTGGTGCTATATCTATCAGTCCACCAGCCTCACCTTGGGTGGGCCAATCACTTATACAAGAAATACTGTTTGATAGTTATACGTCTTCATCCACGACTCGCAACCTAAAATTAGTAAACCACAATGGAAATTGGCTAGATGGGAATTCGGGTGCTGATACTGCATGGGGCTGGATGTGGAGTGCATCTAATCAAATAAGGGCTGGTGTTCATTACGACACTAGAAACGTTGAAAAATTTGATTTCTATTCATCCTACGGTGAAATAAGGTTCAGGATTCCTGATGCAATTAGCGGAAATATAAGTCCCATAGACTCCGAAACAACCATGCCAGCTCGTCTGACTATCAAGATTGGCGGTGATGTTGCAGTCAACACTGGCTCGCTATTGATGGGGTCTACTGAGGTCATTGATAATTCTGGTAATATGTCCAACATCGGCACAATCTCTAGTGGGGCTATTACAACTACAGGCGATATAACCGCAGCTTCTAATTTATTTTTAAGATCGGCTGGAGGCGAAGCAGGAATATACTTACAAGACTCGTCAGCTTCAAATGCAACTGCTTTTAAGATATATGCAGATGTTACTTTAGCAACGTCAACTTTGTATATTGACTATGACCCCAGCGTTGCTGGCAATAACTGGGCGTTCGTAAACAACGGTAACTTTCTAGCAAGTGGCACCATATTCGCTGACGGTGCTGCGTCTAACTCCTTGCAGTGGGAAGCTGGTTACGACTACTCACAAGTGGGTCATCTGCCTTTGGCTGGTGGCACTCTTACGGGCGGTCTGTCAGGAACTACTGGAACATTCTCTGGAAAAATACAAGCATCGCAATTAGATTTAGCTGGGACTGATGTTTATATTGCTTATGGCTCCGCAGGTACAGCGCCTGCCAATGGGGATTATTTAAGACTTAGAGATGTTGCTACAGGTAATGACGCTTTGCAGTTTTATATGGACAACTCAAAGCTGTTTAGCCTAGATGGTCAAACAGGTAACGCATTAATAGCAGGTGATCTCAGGACTAACAGCGGCGGTATCTTTGCTCAAATGAACGCAAAGTATCACACCGAAAACGCTATGGCTGGCGGCGGTTTTGATGACTCAATAACTAATTTCGCAACTGCATTAAAACTATTCCCCAGAACAATCAAAGACAGCAGCGATAACGATCGCGTTATCGGTGATTATAGCTCTGGTATAGGGTTTCAGCATTTAAATCCAAACACCTATGGGGCTTCATATACAGGCGATCAAGCATGGATCGGGTTGCGGGTACATGATACTGCCGGTCAAGAGCGAGACTTTTTAGTTTTTGCAACTAATAATGGTACAACGGCGGGATCTATGCCGACCGAGCGAATGGTCATTTCGCCAGAGGGCTATGTTGGAATTGGGCAACCTGACCCATCGTATGCTGTGGATGTCTCTGGCGCGATTAGGACTTCTGCTTCTGGGAACGTATTCAATAGCACAAACGGAACAGCAACTGCCGTTACAATCAACAGCGGGACGACTGATGCGGACAATTCTGTATTGCAATTGACACGCGGAAGCGGTTCACACAAAGGATCGGGGCTTTACATAGAAAGCTTTAATTACACTAACGGCAATGACGCTAATGCCGCATTTTTAAGACTGGCGGCTGGATCTTACGGAGGTTTAAATACTAATTACCTAAAAGCCTACGACAGCACCTCCACTAAATTCTTGATGCGAGGCGATGGTCGCTTAGGTATCTTGACCGATAGCCCAGCAGCAGAGCTAGATGTGCGCGGCAATGTCCGAATTGGTGACGCAGCAAATGCCGAACAAGATATTTTATACACATCGTCATCGGGCCAGTGGCAAGTCGGAACTAACAACGCGGGGGTTAACTCTAGCGCAAATAATCAATTCTTTTTCTACGACACCGCATACCGACTATCAATAGGGAAAGGCTCCAACAGCGTAGCCATTGGGTCTACTCGGCATCCAACTTGGGGTGGTGCGTTTGGGGGCGCGTTACACATTGCAACCTCTAGCTCAACTTACGGCGGTGCAATAACGTCATCAGGCGAAAATAATTTAAGGTCTTTCACTAACACTTATTATGAAAACGGTTATAAGCGATCTTTTGCTGGCCGCTCTACAATGTATGAGATTGATCAGGGTCGGCATTTATTTTACACAGGTTCTAATGCCGCTGCGGATACAACAATCAGTTGGACAGGTGTTTTATATGTAGGAGATGTTGGCCTAGACGGCACTAATCTTGTGCGTGTTAATGACGACATCCCGCTACAGTTTAAAAATGCAAATTGGTACATCAAGCACAACGGCGGCGACCTTGATCTAGGTTCGTCTGATGACATAAATCTAAGGTCTAGTTACATCCGTTATCACAGCGGCACAACTGAGTACGCCAGAATAGCCAATACACTTGCTTGGTTTAATACGCCTGCGGCAATAAACAGAACCACCAACGTAGCTGGTGCCTCAAAAAATTCATCATTAGCGGTAACTGGCGGAATTTACACAAACGATTTTGTGTTGGCTCCCAGTGGAACGCAAAACATCCTAAACAAGACTACAAAAGAATTTTTCACGTTTACCGGATACCCCAATACAAATGTAGGGGGAACTCCTAAAAATGTTGCAGATGAAGCCGATCGCAGGACCACTGGCTCTTGGCCTTCTTACGGCTATCAAACTGCCGATGACGCAAGCGGTGTCGCTTGGCTAAAAGTTGACTGCAAAACAGCTTATAACGTTACTCATGTTGCTGTAAGTGGATACCCCGGCGGCAGCCATAAACCTACTGGTGACTGGTATTTGCAAGGATCAAACGATGATTCTAGTTGGACGACTTTAGCGATTGGAGACAAGGATCAGTGGCCTGCTGGCACACAAGGAAGCTATGGGTTTAAGCCGCATCAAATTGTAGGAGTGACAGAGAACCCTGCTGGAACAGCGTATAGATATTTCAGGATATACGCTACAGCATGGACCAACGGTTATTTGTTGATGATGAACTGGGGTCTGTTCGTTGGCGCTGACATGATAGATCAGTACAACAACGACCTGTACTACAACGAAGATTCTCACTTCGGCAACACCGCAACATCCTTATGGACAAGCACCTCTGGCGGCGGCTTAAACATAATGAAAGTTGGCGATGGGTATCGCCTTGATATTGCGAGAACCGGAGATGTTTTAACCCTAAACAATATCAGTGGAGCTGGGTCAATTGCCGAGCTTTACGGTGCTGGATCAAAGAAAGGCGATATTGGTATAGACGGTGATCTATACATTAACAGCGACACTGGCGAATTTACCGTAAAGATAAACGGAACGAAAGAATAAGA